ATCTACATTTACGGATAAAATGTTAATTAAGTATTTAAAAAAAGTTATAAAAGCAATTATGGAAAATTTAGAAAGCATACGAAGTCAGTTGGGAAAGAAACCAAAAAGTACAACCCTTACTCCAATGGAGTTAGAGTTCCTCTTAAACCTCATAGCCAAATCTAACTTTGAGGGTAAGGATGTTCAAATTGTGTATGACTCGGCTGTTAAATTGCAAAAACTTTTAAATACAAAAGATTAAAACTTAAAACCCCTACAGAAATGTGGGGGTTTTTTTATTTAATAAAAAATAATTACATATTTATAACTAAATATCCGAAAGATATTGGCCCCGAAGGGGAAGTGGGCTTACATTGTGTAAGTTACCAACCATAACTAAAAGGAAAAGAAATTATGCCAAATTGGAAAAAAGTAATTGTTAGTGGTTCAGCTGCTGAAATTACAGAATTAAAAGCAACCGGGTTATCAGCCATTGGAGCTTCAGAAAGAACCACATTAATGATTTCTGCTACTGGGGTAGTAGGGACGAGTGAATTAGGTTCAAACGCATTTAACTCAAATTCTATCAGGAGCTATACTGCTGGTGGTGGATTAACTCTAACTGGGACAGTATTTTCACATACTGATACTTCGGCACGAAGTTCTGAAAATGGCAGTGGAAGAACTTATATTCAGGATATCACCTTAGATACCTATGGACACGTTACAGGAATAACAACTTCTGCTGAAACTGTAGTAAATACAGACACACAATTAAGTGATGCACAAGTTAGAAGTAAACATACGGGCGGAACTAACGTATCAATTAATTCAAGTGGTGTAATTAGTTCAACAGATACTAATACTCAACTTAATTCAACTCAAGTAAGAAGTAACTTCACAGGCGGAAGTAAAGTATCAATTAATTCAAGTGGTGTAATATCATCAACAGATACAAATACAACCTACTCCGTAGGTGATGGCGGTTTATCACAAAAGAATTTTACCTCAACATTAAAAACTAAGTTGGATGGAATCGCAACATCAGCTAATCTATATATACACCCAACATCAGCTGGAAATAAGCACATACCATCAGGTGGTTCAGCTGGGCAGTATTTAAGATACTCTGCAAGTGGAACTGCAGTTTGGGCGGCTGATAACAACACAAACACACAACTAAGTGATACCTATGTTATAGGTTTATTTACAGGTGGTACTAATGTATCAATCGCTTCAAACGGAACAATTAGTTCAACAGATACGAACACTACATATAGTGTTGGTGATGGTGGGTTAACCCAAAAGAACTTTACTACCGCATTAAAAGCAAAATTAGATGCAATACCAACATTAACTTCTAATACAGATGTAGATACTGGTACTGAAACTGTAATGAGTGTTGATGATGCATCTATAGGAGTATTCTTTGATTATGTAGTATCTAATGGAACTAATTTAAGAGCAGGAACAGTAACATCAGTACATGATGGAACTAATGTAGAATATACAGAAACATCAACGGCCGATTTAGGAGATACTAACGATTTAACGTTATCTGTAGATATTAGTGCTGGTAATGTTAGATTAAGAGCTACCGCAAAATCAGATAATTGGTCTGTTAAAGTATTAGCAAGGTTAATTTAAGATGGGAATATTCAGAGGACCAAATATAGTAAGAGATGGGTTAGTTCTTCAATTAGATGCTGCTAACACAAAATCATATAGTAGTGGAACTACTTGGAGTGATTTAAGTGGTAATGGTTACGATTTCACTTTAGATAGTAGTGGTATAACTCATAATACTAATGGATACTTTACTTTATTAGATGGTGGTGCGAGTAGAAACGCACCTATAACAACTGGAACTGTATGTACTTTGGTATATTGGATGAGAACAACAGATGGACAGGCGTTATTTTGGGCAACAAATGGTGGTAGTGGTTCTTATTTAGGAGCATATCGTAGTGGTAACAAATTTTATAATAGTAGTACATATGGTTCACCTACATTTCATACAAACACAACACAACGTTCTAACATATATGATTTTGTAAGAACAAATGAGTGGATGATGATGGAATTTAAGAATGTTAATATGTCAGCCGCTGGTAATCACCATTTTAATCAATATGGTGGTTATACATTTGGTAACAATCAGATAGCTATGATTAAAATGTATAATAAAACCCTTACAACTGCCGAAAGTACACAAAACTTTAATGCATATAGAAAAAGATTCAAAATATAAAAATAAAAAACGTTTAATATCAAATTTTGATATTTATAAAATATAACGTATTAACCTGGACAATGAAAGGTAAAAGACATGGCAAATGAATTTAAAGTAAAAAAAGGCCTCATAGTAGAAGGCTCAGGCTCAACAGTATTAGATATACAAGGTTCACAAGGACAATTGTTCTCTGTAACTGATGATTTGACTGGAGATATATTCTCAATATCAGATATATCAGGTGTACCAATACTTAATGTAAATGCAGATGGTACAACCACTATCGATGGTACTCTTACACTAACAACTGATGAAACATTAGATAGTACATCCGATACTTCAATAAAGTTTTTAACAAGAGATTCTAATGGGGTTGTGAAATACCACACATTAGGTTCAAATGCATTTAACTCAAACACATATAACAATTACTCACTTCCATTAGGAACTACATCAGCAAGAGGTGGATTTAAGATTGGTTACTCAGAGAGTGGTAAAAACTATCCTGTAGAACTTTCATCCGAAAAGATGTATGTAAATGTACCTTGGACAGATAACAATACAGTTTATACTCACCCAACACATCCAGGAGATGATATAAGTGTTGATACAGGAGCATTAACAGGAGCAACTGTAATTTCTGATTTAGATTTTAATGTTACAACTGATACTGCAGGACACGTTACGGATGCCAACGGAAGTGTTGGAACAAGAACACTAACTTTATCAGATTTAGGATATGATGGAGCAACTGATGCAAACAACTTTACATATACTCACCCAACAACTGCTGGAAATAAACATATACCAACAGGTGGTTCAAGTGGACAGTTCCTAAAGTACTCTTCAAGTGGAACAGCAGTTTGGGCATCTGATAACAACACCACTTACTCCGTAGGTGATGGTGGTTTAACCTCAAATAACTTTACAGATGCTGACCATACTAAATTAAATGGAATAACAACTTCAGCAAACAACTATAGTTTCCCTTACACAGTTTCAGCAGCCGCTAGTAATAGTACGGTAGTTCAACGAAATGGAAGTGGTTACATATTTGCTAGTTATTTCAATGGTACGGGAACATTTAGTACTTCAGGTGCAGGTTCAGGAATGGGATTATTTACTGGTACAAATGGAACTGATACTTATGGTCGTTCTTACACTGCAGCCGCTGCAAGAACATTATTAAATGTGGCAAATGGAGCAACTGCAAACACAGGAACATTAACTGGTAATGGTACATCTACATATATCCCATTCTATAGTGGAACTACATCATTTAGTACTACCAACAAATTAACTTGGGATGGAACGTACTTGTTGTGTATGGGGCTGAAAATCGCGGGTGGTACACTTTGGAGTAATGGTGTTACTATAATTTCAAACACTACATCAGGTACACTCAATATTGGAGATACAGCTGAAGGGGATACAATAGAGCAAATCAACTTTAAAACTATGGGTGGTACTAATATCAAGCTTGAAGATGGTGAAACGGCTATACAATCGGCGGTAAAACTAACTAGCTTATCTGCACAAAATTCAGAAGCAACTTCATTAATGATTAATAGTAGTGGATTTGTTGGAACTAGAGAATTAGGTTCAAACGCATTCAATTCAACATCATTCACAACAAATACAGGAACATTAACTGGTAATGGTTCAACTAATAGAGTTCCATTCTATAGTGGAACTACAACACTTACTACAGACAATACTTTTACCTACGCCGCCTCATCCGATACCCTATCTGTTGGGAAAGTATCATTTGGAGTTGGTTCAGCAACAGCACCTTCAGTATTTTTTGGTGGACAATCAAATACAGGTTTATATTGGACATATTCACCTGAAGCACTGTATGTTACTGTCAATGGTAGTACTAAAGCACAATGGTATTCAAATGGGTATAAAGTTGTATCTGGTGCATTGGGTGTAAACGTAAACCCATCAGGAACTGATGGTAGAATTGATGCATCAAATGATATTGTTGCATACTCATCAGATAAAAGATTAAAAGAAAATATTAAACCAATTAAAAATGCATTGGATAAGGTACAAAGTTTATCAGGGTTTACTTACAATTGGAATGAAAAGGCAGAAGAAGTTGCAGGATTTGATAGAGATGAATCATTAGTTGGAGTATTTGCACAAGATGTACAAAGTATATTACCAGAGGCAGTAAAACCAGCACCATTTGATAACGATGGTGAGAATAATTCAATTTCAGGTGAAAACTATCTAACTGTACAGTATGATAAATTAACACCACTATTAATAGAATCAATCAAAGAATTAAAAGCAGAGATTGAAGAATTAAAAAAATGTAAATGTAAATGTAATAAGGGAGAGATATAATGGCAGTTCCATCATCAGGTGCAATATCAATGATAGGTATCCGAAGAGAAATCGGTAATAACAATTACAGTGCAACAAATACTTACTCAAATATTAGTTTATCATCAATGTCAGTAGGTAGTAATGGTACTATTAATACCAATAACAGTTCAACTAATAGACCTAATGGTACAACACCTCATCAAATGAGTGAATTTTATGCATATAATCACGATGAACCTGCTAGTGCAACATATACATCTATTACGTTTGCTTATAATGGAGATAGTTCAGCTGCAGCATGTGATGAAGAAGAACAAACTTTAACAGTTTACTATGATAACTCAGAAGAAGTTGATGTAGATTTACAATTATGGAATAGTTCTGATGGAAATCAAGGAGAAAAAGCTGCAGGTGGATATTACAAATATGTATTTGGTACAACTGGTTGGGCTGTAAATAACGATGGAGAAATTACAGAAGCTTTCAGTTGTGGACGTTCAGAACGAAGATTAAAATACAATATAGAATTTATTGGTGATTCACCAATGGGTATTCCAATGTATCACTTTAACTATAAAGATGAATCACATGGAAAAGGTAGATTCGTTGGAACAATGGTAGATGATTTACAGAGATTAGGATTCGAAGATTCTTTATTTGAACAAAACGGTGAGATTTGGGTTAATTATCACAAGCTTGATGTTCCATTTGAATCTGTAACTAACTGATAATCAACGTATTGTGATGATAGTGATAGTGTAACCAACTGAAAATCAATAAGTTATGTTAAAAGAATATTTAGAAAACGAAGTTATATTTACTGAAACAGAATTAAAATCAAAATATATAAATTGTGATTGTTCAATTATGGCAACTAACGAATCTGAGTTGATGAAGGAATCGGCTGATATATTATGTTCCAATAGTGGTTCAGTTCTAAATATTGGATTTGGATTAGGAATCATAGATACATATATTAGAAATAACAATCCAAAAGAACATCATATAATAGAAGCTCATCCACAAGTTTGTGAAAAGGCAAAAGAAATGGGATTTGATGTACATTGTGGGTTATGGGAAGATGTTGTAGAAGATTTTATAAAAGAGGGTAAAACTTTTGATAGTATTTATTTTGACACATATGTTTTTGATTATGAAAAATATCCTCAATGGGCGGAATTCACAAAAATAGTTCCTAAATTACTAAATCCAAATGGGATATATTCTTATTTTAACGATATCGCATCTAAAATAGAAAAAGTAGAAGAAATTATAGAACCATTTGGATGGGAAAAACATCAAAAAACACTACCACATCCAGTAGGACATCAAACTTATGAATTGATATGGTACATAAATAAGTGATTCTTAAAGATTCTCATATTTATATAAAAGAATTAGGAGATTATAAATGGCAGTAAACATTCCAATATGGCCAGGTTCATCATCTTTCTCAGCTGGTAGTACACCATTTGGGCATTATGATACTGAGTTAGAGTTCACATCATCAGCTGATAAAACAGCAGGTTGGTGTGCAAAACGATTAGGTTATCCTATAGTAGATATAGAACTACAGGATATAAACTTCTATGCTTGTTTCGAAGAAGCAACTACAGAATACTCATCACAGGTTAACCAATTTAATATTAGAGAAAATCTACTTAATATTAAGGGAAACTCTACATCTTCAAATTTATCTCAAACTCAACTAAATGCTAATTTAGGTGGTTTAGTAACTTTAGCTAAAGATTACGGTACTGAAGTTGGTAGTGGTGGTAGTGTAACATATTACACAGGTTCATTCTTAGCAAAGGCCGGTCAACAAGTATATGATTTAACAGATACATCTGTAACTGCATTAGAAGAAGGTACTGCAGGTACTGATAAATTTGAAATTAAAAAAATGTTACATAACGCTCCACCGGCAATGGTAAGATACTTTGACCCATTCGTAGGAACTGGATTAGGTTCACAACAAATGATGGATACGTTTGGATGGGGTAATTACTCACCAGGTGTTTCATTTATGATGCAACCACTTTATGATGATTTATTAAGATTACAGGCCATTGAGTTCAATGATATGGTTCGTAAATCTCAATATGGTTTTGATATTCAAAATAACAGAATTAGAATATTTCCTATACCAACTAATAGTTATCAAGTTCACTTCCACTATGTATTAGAATCAGAACGAAATAATTCAGTTGTATCCACATCAGTAGTATCTGATTATTCTAACGCAAAGTATGATAGAATACCATATACAAGTATAAATCACGTCGGTAGAAGATGGATTGAGAAATATACATTAGCATTAGCAAAAGAAATGTTAGGTGCAGTTAGAGCTAAGTTTAGTTCTATACCAATACCTAATTCAGATATAACATTAGATGGTGCAGATTTAAGAAGTGAGGCATCTTCAGAAAAAGAAATCTTAATTTCAGAATTAAGAGAAAACTTAGAAGCTACTTCTAGAAAAGCATTATTACAGGCACAACAAGAAGAATCAGAAGCAATGGAATCTACTTTAAACAGAGTTCCAAGAGCAATTTATATAGGGTAAACTATGGCATTATTTGGTGGACAGAGAGATGCGGCACTTTTTAGAAAGGTCAATAAAGAGTTAATAACTGATATTATTGATACTCAGGTGTATTACTATAAACTAATTATAGATGAAACTAAAGCTAATCTATATGGTGAGGGTAAGAATAAGAGTTATTATAATCCTGTAAAAATACCTACATTAGTTGATAGAACAAATGCAGAACAAATCTTTGATGAATTTGGTTCATCCTATACAAGAAATGTAAGCTTTTATTTCCTAAGAGATATATTAAAGGATAAAAACGTTTATCCTGAAGTGGGTGATGTTATTGAGTGGAATGAAGAACAACATATTGTAGATGTAACATTTACAAATCAGTTTTTTGCAGGAAAGAATCCTGATACTTGGGATGGTGGTGATACACAGGGTTATAATTTATCTGTTATATGTGAAACTCACGTTGCAAAGAAAAGTCAACTTAATTTAAAAGATGATTTTAGAGTTGGTGTAAATGATAAAAATAACGATTTACCAATAGGAATTTAAAATGGCATATAAATACAGAACAAATAGAGATGAAAAGGTTGACTTGAAAAAAGTAGATAGCTCTTTTTCTGATACTCCTAAATTAAATAAAGCCAAACAGATTTCTCGTAGAAATGATGATGTTAAAAACGTAAATATAGGTCTATATGATATAGATTTAGCATTTAAAGATTTTTTAGAGAAAGATGTAAGACCTACTATTGAAGAAAATGGTAAATATTTAACTGTACCTGTAATGTATGCATCTCCAGAAAACTGGTCATCTGCTCAAAGAGATGGGTTTATGAGAGATGGTAATGGTAAAGTACAAACACCACTTATCTCATTCAAACGAAACTCATTAGATATTAATACAGAGTACTCTAAACTAAAAGTACTTACTGATGAGAACAGTTCAAAGGCATACGAAAAGAAATATAGTAAAAATAATAGATACGATTCATTTTCTCAGTTAACATCAATGTTATCACCTAAGAAGGAACAGTATATTGTTGATGTACCTGATTATGTAAATATATCATATGATTTAATCATTTGGTGTGATTATATGGAAGATTTGAATAAGTTAGTAGAACAGGTTGTGTATTTTCAAGGTGGTGCGTTTGGGGATAGGTTTAAATTCCAAATCAAAGGAGAATCATACACATTCGAAACTACAAATTCAACAGGTGATGAGAGAATTGTAAGAAGTAACGTAACTCTTACAGTTAAAGCGTATATTGTACCTGAAGATAGAGGTAAAAAAGTTATAAATACTCAAAAAACCTTCGGTGTATCAAAAATTAGTTGGAAAACTAATCTTTCAAAATAAATTTTCATATTTATATGTATAAGTTAAATTAAAAGACAAAAGTTATGGCAGAAGTTAAAAAAGTAAACGAAACAGAAGTAATAAAATTTACAGCTGAGGAAATCGGTAAAGTTAATAGTTTTAGAGAAAGTTTTTCACAAATTACAGCTAGATTAGGTGAGATTGAAATAGAGAACATTATTTTAAAAACTCAACAATCTAAACTAGAGGATTTAAAAGTTGATGAAGAAACAAAATACAGAAAACTTAGACAAGATGAAATTACTCTAGCAGGTGAATTAAAAGAAAAATATGGAGATGGTGAATTCGATATAGATAGTGGTATTTTTACACCAGCATCATAAATTTATCGTTTCATAATTTTCAGAGTATTTATTACTATAATAAACTAAAAGAAATTAATAGGAGAATCAAATGGCAGAAAGAATAGTAAGTCCTGGAGTATTTACAAAAGAAAAGGACTTGTCGTTTCTACCTCAAGGGATTGGTGAAATTGGAGCAGCATTAGTAGGGTCAACAGTTAAAGGCCCAGCATTCGTTCCAACTCAAGTAGACTCATTTCAAAAGTTTCAACAAGTATTCGGTGGATTGACAGAAGATTCATACCTACCTTATACCGCACAAACTTATTTGGAAGATGCAGGAACTGCAACAATCGTTAGGGTATTAGGACAAGACGGATATACTCTTGAAAACCCAATCGCATTATCAATATCATCATCACATGGTACTAAGGTAGTTGCGGTATTACACCCAACCACAGAAGTAACATCTGATACAGATGTATTTAAGAAAAGTACTTTAGTTGACCATAAAGGTTCAACTGATATATCTGCATCTATATTTACATTAGGATTATCGGGTTCATCATTCACAAACACTACATATAGTGCATCATTAAATCCAACAGATGATAATTATTACACAAAATCATTTGGATTTGCAGCAAGAGGAGCACAAAAAGGATATGTGTTATCGAACTTTAAAACATTCCAATCAGCTTCATTTGCAACTGGTGAGATACCTGTTGTAACAATAGATGTTGATACTAAAGATGTGGATTACACTAAAGCATATAGTGAATCATCTACACCTTTCATCACATCACAAAAAGTTGGTGGAAACACTACAAACTTATTTAAGTTTCATACATTATCACATGGTACATCTACTAACTACGAATTCAAAGTTGGAATTCAGGATGTTAAACCAGCTGGAACTGTTCCTGGTTCTGAATATGGTTCATTTACGGTAGTAGTAAGAAGAGTAGACCAAGATAAGATTGTTGGTTCACCATTCGTAGGAGTGGTTGATTCTGATATCAGACCTAACTTAGTTGAACAATTTCAAGGAGTTAACTTAAACCCTGATTCACCAAACTTTATATCAAGAGTTATCGGTGATAAATATATTACTGTAGATGCAAATGGAAAATTATCAACTAATGGTGATTATCCAAACAACTCAGAGAATATTAGAGTAGAAGTATCAAACGCAGTTAAAAACGGTGGTATAGATGAATCATTAGTACCTTTCGGATTCGGAGCATTACAAAATCCTTACGGAACTAAATTCTCAGTACCTAGTCCAACTTATGTATCGTTACAACAAATCAACCAATCATATAATCCTAAGAAATTCTACGGATTAGATTTTGATTTCGCAACAACAGATAATAGAAACTTCTTAGCACCAACACCTGATTCTAATGGAGCATCCGTAGGAACGGCGTTCTACTTAGGAGATAACAACCAAGATGCTGGAGCTAATTACCCAACATCTGCTGGAGCTTACACTGGGAAGATAAACTTAAAAACGGCACAAACATCAATTAATTCTAGAAAGTTCTTAGTACCATTTCAAGGTGGTTTTGATGGATACAAACCAAATAGAGTAGTTTCTTTAGGTAATGATATTACTGCAGGAAACACACTAGGATATGATTGTTCATCAAACACAGCAACAGGAACAGTAGCATACAGAAAAGCAATTAACGCTGTATCTAATCCTGATGAGTTTGATATCAATATGTTAGTATTACCAGGTATCATACACAGATTACATTCTTCAGTATCAACATTCGCTAAAGATATGTGTGAAGATAGACAAGATTGTTTCTTTATTATGGATGCATCAGCATGGAGTGATTCAATATCTACAGCAGTTAACGCTGTTCAACCATTTGATTCTAACTATGTTGCATCTTACTACCCTTGGGTTAAGATACTTAATACAGATAAAAACAAACCTGTTTGGGTTCCGCCATCCGTTGTACTTCCAGGTGTTATAGCATTTAACGACCAAGTGGCCGCTGAATGGTTCGCACCAGCTGGATTGAACAGAGGTGGATTAACTTCAGTAATTGAAGCTAAGACAAGATTGACTAGAGTTGAGAGAGATGCACTTTACGAAGGTAGATTGAATCCTATCGCAACGTTCCCTGGTCAAGGTGTAACTGTATTTGGACAGAAAACATTACAAGCAAAACCATCGGCATTGGATAGAATCAATGTAAGAAGATTGTTAATCGCAGTGAAGAAATTCATCGCATCATCTACTCGTTACTTAATATTTGAAAATAATACAGCAGCAACGAGAAACAGATTTTTATCAATCGTTAATCCTTACTTAGAATCAATTCAACAAAGACAAGGTTTATACGCATTTAAAGTGATAATGGATGAAACCAATAACACTCCAGATGTGATAGATAGAAACATTATGGTTGGTGAGATATTTTTACAACCAGCAAAAACAGCAGAATTCATAGTTCTTGATTTCAATGTATTACCAACAGGAGCAGCATTTCCTGAATAATATATAACTAATAATAACAGTTCCTCTAAAATAATTTAGAGGAGCTGATTATTTTTTCAAAAGAACTATATTTATATTAAAGAAGAAAATAACGGAGAAAACTAAATGGCACAATTATTAGACCCAACAGAAGTAATGTTCACATCATTCGAACCGAAGATGTCGAACAGATTTATTATGTATATTGAGGGAATCCCAGCATACTTAATAAAGGCCGCTAACAGACCAGAAATAACAAACGGTAAGGTTACAATTGACCACGTTAACGTTAGAAGATATGTTAAAGGTAGAAGTGAGTGGAGTGATTTAACAATTTCACTATATGACCCGGTAGTTCCATCAGCAGCACAAGCAGCAATGGAATGGGTAAGGTTACACCACGAATCAGTAACGGGCCGAGATGGTTACTCTGATTTCTACAAAAAAGATATCACATTTAACAGTTTGGGTCCTGTTGGTGATAAAGTAGAAGAGTGGACACTTAAAGGAGCATTTATTCAAACAGCAAAATTCTCAGACATG